TCTTTTGCCTAAAAATCACAAAAACAACCTCAAAAACACAAATTACACACCAAAAAACACATCTTTCACTTTGTAATTGATTAAAAAATAATCAAACGAATAAATTTTTGCGAAATTTATTACCAGAAAAAACAACCACTTAAACAAAAAGCTATATATTTTTAATAAAAAAATACAACTTAGGCTATTTACATAATAAAACTTTAGCTATATCATACACCCATCAAAACGAGATACACATAAACAAATATCTCGATGCTCTTTTAAAATTTAGTTGTCGTGCGGATGATAAGTTGCACCTGGACTAAGGTGCGTAACCCCACAGCAGAAAACTGTACTGCGTGTTAATCGAAGAGATGCGGTTGGCAGATTATTAAATTACCAAGTGGCAGCGCTGCTTATCATCCTAAGCAATCTCAAAGAAGATACGACCGCAATCAGGGAAAGATGGGACAAGCCCGTGGATTGCAAGGATAAAGCAAACACAGCTAAGTGTGACAGCCGGAAAGACGGCATTTATATCAAAGTACATTCTATTTAGTGTGTTTTGACATAAAGAGCAAATAGATAGCAAACAAGGAGGTGGATCATGTAATCAAGGGACTTTTATCATCTATTTAGCTAATTTTTTACCTTAATTTAAAATCCATATTGAGATGGTTATTTGTCAAGTGGTCGATTGGCAAATATAGGCAAGGATGCCTAGAGATGTACTTGCCTGGCTGCGCAAGTAAATTTGCAGCCAAATTAAAGCGTGCTGACGTACAGAGAAACAATGGCTAGTGAAACTATTGTGAATGATAGATACGCACGCTTTAACGGCTCTTTGTTTGGTCGGTTGTGGAAACTGACACGGTACAAAAAACGGTAGCGTTATGAAAAATGACACAGGGTTCAAATCCTGGAGAGCCTCCAGCTAAAGCCGTTCTCAAAATGCGAATGGAATCGCCCAATCTTCTTGAAAATTGAATGGAATCGAGAGCGGCTCTAGCTGGAAACAGCGTTTTTCATAATAAAAAAATCTCCTTTTGATTGGTTATGCCCTCCACTCGCTTTCACACTTTGACGTTGGAGGGATTTTTTTAACCAATATCTTATTAACCATACGAGGTGAAACTATGAACAAGTTAATCAATTTTCTTAAAACCACTGCTTATGTAATCGCAACTATCCTTTCAGTCTGCCTAGTTGTTATGACGATGCTAACTGCTCTAGCGGCACAAGCAAGCGAACCAACAGCATTAGAGCTTGAACAAGCAAGAATCCAATGGATTGCCGAACACGGGCAATATCAACCAAATTTAACAGAGCCAGCTAAACAAGAGGCTCTAGTCTTTACCGCAACAAAACAAAAGGAATTGGATCATGAAAAAGGCAAAAGTAGAAATTAAGATAGAGCCAGATCCGAAAGGTGGCTGGTATGTTGTTGAAAGAGTTAATGGAAAAGTATGGTGGCACTCTTCTAATTATCAATCAGTAGAACTAGCTGAAACGAGAAAGAGAGAGCGTGAAGAGTTAAAAGCAAATACGGCTGAATGGCGCAATAACAAGCTCGCTCGCCGCTCAAAACCGAAAACTGGACTAGCAACCAAGCCAACATTAGTTAAGCGTATTTCAAAGGCTAAGATGCGTTATTTAAAACGTTTTGATGAGCACAACGAAATGCGCAATCAACAGCCTGAATCTGAGCGCCAAACTGAATTTCAACTTACTGAGATTCATCGTCTTTTTGGCGTACACGCAACCACAATCGAGCGAGCGATTTATTATCGCCAAATCAAGCCTCGAGGCAAAAAATTAATCAGAGGTCATTGGGTGAGAACATTTAAATACGAGGATTTATGCTCTTACTTTGACATATTGAGAGGTATTCCAAATGGAAACGATGCAACGACAATGGGAAATGGCTAGTTTTACCGCTTATGACAAGGCGCAAGAACAATACGATGCCTATGAGCGTGCAGTAGAAAATGAAATTAGCGATATAGAAAGAGAAATAAAAAGTGGAGATAGCCAAACCTTATGCGAGTTTTCTGAGCTTATGGAGGAAAACGATAACGCTTGGATCAATATCTTCTTATGTAATCAATCGGCTCTTAAAAACTTGAGAGATGAGGCAGTAAAAAAACTTGCTGAAAATCGCATAGCGCAAAAAGAAGAAGATTATAAACGTGGTTATATTTAAATTTAAGGTAAATAAAAATGACAGAAAAATTTGAGTTGATCCTATCAACAGAAAGCAAAGTTTTAACAACCAATATTGCAGACTTTGAGAAACAAGCGGATGCGTTTATCTCTACCCTAACAAGCAATTTTGAAACTGATGATGACTTCTTGGCAGCAAAAGAAGAAGTAAAAATCCTTAAAGAATTAGAGGATAAAACAAGATTGGCTATCAAAAATGCCGTTTGCGGTGATATTAAAAAACTTGTTGAAACAGCCGAAAGCATTGCCGAGCGTTTTAGACAAGAGCGATTGGCTCGAGATAAATTAGTCAAAATCAAAGAATCTGAAATTAAAGCTAAGATCGTAGATGATGCGGTTGCCGAAATCTCAGATATTCGCCACAAACTAGCAAAAACAAGCGATGTATCGCTTGCGCTAGAAGAGAACATTCCAAAGCATAAGATCGCAAGTCGGATTGAAGAAAGCGCAAAACGTAAAAGCTCAATCTCAGGCCTAATGAAAGCCGTAAATGCTGAGAAAACCCTAATCATTAGCGAGATCACTATTGAAGTCACTCGCTTAACTGAACGCCTTGAGCAGCTAACTGCTAAATCAAGCTATCTATTTCCCGATGCGATCAAGTTAATTGCAAGTGAAGAAGATTTAGCACCAATCATTAAACAACGAATTGATGATGAGCAAAAGCGTGAATTAGAAATCAAGGCTAAAGCACAAGAAGAGGCAAAAGTAAAAGCTGAAACGCAAGCCGTCCAATCTTCTTGCAAAGAAAAAAACATGGGAAGTGAAACGTTAAAAGCACAAGAATTGTCGCCTGGTGATGCTATTGAACATTTTGAAGTCAGAATCGCATTCTCAGGAACGTTGAACGATGCCGTATCATTCGCTCGTAAAATTAAAGAGCAATACGGTGACAATGTAACACTCAAGAAAGTTAATTAAAGGAACAACAAAATGAATACATTACCGGCGAACATTCAAACAGCCCTAACCGAACGCAATATTGATACCGCAGTTTGGACAACTTTGCAAAATAGCGTTTTTCCTGGCGCAAAGGATGAAAGTATTTTGCTTGCCGTAGATTATTGCAAAGCTCGCAAGTTAGATATTCTTAAAAAGCCTTGTCATATCGTGCCAATGTCAGTGACAGATGCAAAAACAGGCAATAAAAACTGGCGTGATGTGATTATGCCAGGTATTTACGAGCAGCGCATTACAGCATTTCGCACTGGTCAAATGGCTGGGCAAGATGAGCCAGTTTTTGGTGATACGGTTACATTCAGAGGTATAGAGGCTCCTGAATGGTGCAGAGTTACCGTCTATCGATTCATTAATAATGAACGATGCGCATTTTCCCATACAGAATATTTTTCTGAGGCTTGCGCAACAACAAAAGAGGGCAAGCCTAATTCTATGTGGAGCAAACGCCCTAGAGGCCAATTAGCGAAATGCGCTGAGGCTGGCGCATTGCGTAAAGCATTCCCCGATGAATTAGGTGGCGTAATTACTGCTGATGAAGTAAATGAAGAGCCTATCAATCAGCATGGCGCTGCAACGCCTGACAGTGGAACAACGGTGATTGACACTCAATCGGTAGAATTAATCACTCCTGAACAAATCAAAGAAATTGAAAATTTGATTGAAGTTACAGGCTCAAATCTTATGGGATTATTGGCGGCGGCTGGAAATGTGCCAAGCATTGAAAAAATCACAAAATCAAATGCTGAACATGCAATTAATAGATTGCTTAACAAGCTAAATGAGCAACAAGCCAAAGATGATGAGGATATTCCCTTATGATAGATGGACTAATAACACTTGATTGCGAGCAAGGAACTGAAGAATGGCTAACGGCAAGACTTGGTATTCCAACGGCAACAGGGATCGAGAATATCGTTACGCCAACAGGTAAAAAATCAAGCTCGCAAATCAAATATATGTCTGAGTTGATTGAAGAAAGCATCCTTGGCTTACAGGATAGCGGATATAAATCAGCTTTTATGGAGCGAGGCAATCAGCTTGAGCAGCTTGCCCGCTCTGCTTATGAATTTCTT